GCTCCACCATATCAGTTTTTCACTAGCTCTTGTTGCAGCTGATATACAATAGTTTCGATTCAAGTGTAAGTCGCCAGCTCCTGGTGCTTGTAGCACTAAAACTTTTTTGTACTGTGCTCCTTGATTTGCGTGAACTCGACAAACATCAATTTGTTTCCCAACATTTTTAGAATTAGCTACAATTCCATGTTTTTTCAGTGCATGAATTATAGTTGTGACATGCGTTTTGTAAAAACAATAGATTGCATCAACATCAATTAGACCTCTAGCAATGTTATCAGCTATATCAGTGGGGTTATATGCTACACTAGACATCAACTTGTAAGTTGTTTGTCTTTCTGGGCCGGCATAACTCACCCTCATAGCTCTACACTTATTCAATTCACTGTTTAATGGTTCAGCCTGACGATATTGTACGTCAATGTATTCAACATTTCCGTTAGCTATTGATAACTGTAATAGATGTGTTGTTGCCCTACTACCAGATAAACTTAACATATCAGTATATGGTACCTGATCCACGTCACCAAAACAAATCAATTTCATATCAGGTCTATGCAACCAAGGTAATAAGTTAACAGGTCTTATTAACGTGGCTTCATCCACCAATAGGGTTGTGATTTGATTATTTAGTTCCTCTAGCTGTATAGCTTCCACTGATCTAACACGCACTCCTTCTAATCGTTCACCTTTGGCTAATAAATCATGTAACTTTGATTTAATACCACTTTGAGCAGCACTTGTACTAGCAATGGCCATTGCTGTTTTCTCATCATACAGTATTTGTGCGATTTTAGTGGATTTACCTGAACCACCAGTACCTACTATTGCTTGACTATTTTGCATTATAGGCTTTAAGTTAGCAATATTCTCAATTGATTTACTAATACTACAAAGTTTGATTAGACAACTGGACGCACTTTTAGATAAACTATACAACAGTTCGGTACCTGTAAGCAGTTTACCACGTATTGTAAAAGTGCCCCTGTTAGTAGTACCGGCTAAAGTGTATTGTAAATATGTGCCTTTGTTAGTTTTAACATAGACTATGTCACCTGGTTTAACAAATGACACATTGTCTTCGCTGACTGTTACAACTGAAATCTCACCATTAATTTTAATTGTGCATCTCAGTTTGTCTAGTTTTGGCATTGAAGGTGAACCCACTAAATCATTAATGTTTGTTAGGGACCACAAATTCAATGCAGCTTCATATAAATTACAG